CAAAAGCAGAATACAAAGCTTACATGGGAATTACGAGTGGAAACTCTGATGCAGAAATTGATTTCTTAATACCCAAGGTTAGCGATTTAGTAAAAACATATTGCCGTCGTACTTTCATTGATTTCTACGACGAGGCCAAAACAGAAATGTTTGATGGTGGCTTTAAACAGATCATCTTAAAAGAAACTCCAGTAGTTACAGTTAATTCAGTAGCTTACAGTGCAGATTATGGTAAGACTTACACTAATCTTGTAAAGTTTACGGATTATGTAGTACGAGACGACTACGTACTTAGTTTAAATCCTATGGGTTTTTCAGAACAAATTAACGGATATCGAGTAGTTTACTTTGCAGGGTATGAAACAGTACCTGGCGACTTAAAGTTAGCTATACTAGACTTAGTAGAATATTATTCACGAAATAACGGTGCTGTACATAGCACTCGTGACTTAAATCCAAATACTACGCAAATCAGTTATGTAGCTTCTAGTAATTTTCCAGCATCAATCAAGCGTGTGCTTGATCAGTACATGGCGGACTTTGCATAATGGCATCTCCTGGAAGTATACTCGAAGTAATGAAAGGCATAAAGTTAGGTAGTGCATTTAAAGACTCCGAACGAAATGCTTTTGTACAACTACTGTTAAAAGATATACGTGGGCAAATAGAAAATACTTTGCCAGTTATTTACTTAGTAAAACCCAGAGAAATAATTGAAAATCAATTAAAAGGTATACTAAATTTAAATGCCGTTAATGATCCTAAGTTGGCTGAAAAGTATATTTCGCACATAGTAACAAAAGCTGGCGTAAAACTAAAACAAGGTGATCCAGAGTTTCAAAAAGAGCTACACGAACTATTTACTAAATTTCAAAATAGTAGTAACATGAGTATATTTACTCAGCAATTATTGGAAAAGCTTCGTGGTGCAGTAGGACTAAAGAAAATTGATATAAATACTCTGGGAAAGAAAGCCTCCGAACTAGTACAAGTACTAGAAAATGCACAGAGTTCAATTAACGTAGTTTTCTCACTGGGGCAGCCTCAAGATATAGCTGAGTTACAGGGTGCAGTTAGTAATGATATAGAACGCCTTGGCCGTACATTTAAAGAATGGCTACGGGCCAATACTCCTTCGGAGTTTATAGATGTATCTTCGTTCTTAAATAATTTTAACGAAAAAGAAGAGCTATTATTCTTAGGCGGTACATTTAAAAGTGCTCGTGGTGGCACAGTTAATGAGACCTGTCAAAAATACTTTATAGAAGAATTAAAGTCTAGAGGCATATACGCACTACCTACTTTTGGTATTGGAGCTTTTACGGCAGCAGGACACACAGGGGCCGTTAGCAGGGATGGCAGTACCGGAATACTTCAAGAAGGCGAAATATTGGGCATTAATACTCCTTTAAAACAGGAAATCCAATTTTTAGCAGAGCTCAACGGTAAAAGTTTAACTGATAAGCATTTAGCTCCTTTTATTCTTGATACAGATCATGCAAAACTATCTTTGGATTTCAAAAAAGAAGTCAATCCTGCTATAAAAAATTTATTAAAACTAAATTTTTCTTTTGTAATAACGCAAGAACAAACAGCAAATCAGATACTAGGACAAATAGAGAAAAGTAGTGGTAATAGGATTGCATTGCAGGTTCTTGGCAGGGCTAAGAAACAAGCTGAAGAAGAGTTTAAAAAAGCCTTGCTTCAAGAATCAATAAAGTCTGGCATGATAGTCAGAAATTCTCCTAATATTTTAGAATTAATTGGAGTTTTATTAGCTAACACAGTTAGAACTGGTAAGACTAAAGCTAAACCTGCTGATACTGCTAAACTAAGTAAGAGTGCTTCTAAATCCAATAAATTAACTAGCGGTAGGTTAGTTAAAGGTGCTAAAAAAGGCTCTAAAGGAACTATACCTAAATCTCAAAAGAATACTAATACTATTCCTATGCAGAATAGGGGGGATACTACAGTTGCGCCCATAAATGCAGTGAGTTTAATGAATTTAATAAATACATATCTGCAAGATGTGATAAGTGCAAATATGGGAAATGGCAGTAGTAAGAATGTACTTAACTATAGAACAGGAAGACTTGCCAGTTCAGCAAAAGTGGAGAGTTTAAGCTACAGTAAAGAAGGTATGATCACCGCTTTCTATAGTTATATGAAAAACCCTTACGCAACGTTTAGTGCTGGTGGTAAACAGTCAAAGCCTGCTAGCAGAGACCCTAAACTACTTATCAGTAAGTCAATTAGAGAAATTGCTCAACAAGTAGTCAGCAACAAATTAAGGGCTATATCAATATGAGTAAAAGAAATAGTATTACAAAAGCACTAGCAGAAAAATTAAAAACAATTGACGGCAATGCTCCTTATACATCAAATTTATATGCTAACAGCTACGCAAAGCTAAAGTTCTGGGACGAAATCCAGGACTTTCCCGCTGTATATTTAGTGCCTGGTACTGAAGTACGCGAATATCATCCAGCAGATTTTACTTGGTGTTATTTGAATATTGCAGTTAAAGTTTACGTAAAAGATCAAGACGACCCTCAGTTTGAACTAGAAACCCTACTACACGATTTAGAAGCTTGTATCAACGATAATCGCGTATTAGTCTATGACCAGGATAAAAGCCTGGAAACGACTGAAATACTAATTCAGTCGATAATGACCGACGAAGGGCTGTTAGTTCCTTACGGTGTCGGAGAGATTAACCTACAAGTGCGGTATGCACTACAATAACGTTACCGGCACCAACACAGATAAATGTCTAGTAGGTGTGCCTTACGTTCCAACCACAAGGAAATAAAATATGGCATTTAATTTAATTCGTAATAGTCGCGTATTTTACACAAGCAATGTAGACACAGTCACAGGTGCAGTTAAAACTACGGGATTCACTACGGCTAATACCCGTGAAATTCAAGTTTTGGAAGGCTTCTCGTTCTCCCAAAACACTACTTCAGAAACAGTCACATTAAACGAAGCCGGTGCTGCACCAGTTCGTGGACAACGTAGTTTTAATACTGCATTAGATCCAGCTGACTTTTCTTTTACAACCTATATGCGTCCTGCAGACACTGGTACAAATATCAGCTGTGAAGAGGCCGTTTTATGGAACGCAATGTTCTCTGCTTCTGAAATTGGTGGTGCAAACCCCGCCTGGACAGACGGTATTAGTTCAGCTACTTGCGTAGTTACTAACTCAGACAAGCATCAATTGCTGGCGTTTGGTATGATTATTGTAGTTGACGAAACTACTTTTGTTATTGACAACTGTGTGTTGAATACAGCTACTATTGACTTCGGTTTAGACGCTATTGCCTCAGTGCAGTGGGCTGGACAAGGCGGAGTTTTACGTCAGATCACTTCACCAACTATTGGAACTGGGACTTTATCAGGTTCTTTAGGCGGTAACTTTTTAGTTAAGAATACTGCTGCTCCTTATATTGCTAACAAACTTAGCGTTGTTACACTAGATGAAGGTATCGGTGCAGGCGGTACAGCATATACAGTGCCAATTACTGGCGGTAGCTTAACAATTAGTAACAATGTTACCTATTTAACTCCTGCTAACTTAGCAACAGTTAATAAGCCTGTTACTTATTTTACAAGTACACGTGCTATTAGTGGTAGCTTAAACGCTTACTTACGCACAGGTACTGGATTTACTGCTGATTTGATGGGTACTATGTTGACTAATTCAGCTACTGCTGTTAGCCCTGCATTTTACATGAAGATATCTGTTGGTGGTACTGGTAGTACTAAAGTTGACTTTACAATGCCTGGTGTTGTGTTAACAATTCCTACAGTTAATGCTGAGCAAGTTGTTTCAACAACTATTAACTTTACTGCTCAAGGTACCGCTAGCGGAAACTTTGATATTGGTGTAGCTAACGAGCTGTCAATCGCTTACACAACACCTAACGTTTAATAAACTGATCTGGGCTAAGCATGGTGCTTAGCCCATTGTATTCTTTAATAATAAAAATATGTCTGAAATTTCTTTAAAATCCCTTTTAGTTCCTAGTAAATCTGTTGAAGTTGAATATCCCGGCATGCCAGGTTTCAAAGTTAATCTTGCGTTTTTAAGCCGTGAAACATTGCTTAATATTCGTAAGAAGTCAACAAAAACTTCCTTTAAAAATCGTCAAGCTGCCGAAGAGTTTAATGAAGACTTGTTCTTACAACTCTATGTTGAAGCTGCCGTTAAAGGTTGGACAGGACTTAAGTTGTCTTATCTTGAGCAACTCGCTCCAGTTGATTTAACTGGACAAAAGCCAGAAGATGAATTAGGCTTTACGCCTGAAAATGCACTGTACTTGATGAAAAACTCAAGTAATTTTGATGGCTTCATTAGCGAACAGGTCTCAGACTTGGGAAACTTTTCGAAGAGCAACTAAGTCACGTTACTAAGTTGCTGACAAACTATATGCAAAACAGCAGCGTTGCAATGACTAAAGAAGCATACTTTGAAATG